CCCGACCATCCTTGGTGTAGTCAGTATTGACCCCATGTTTGGCGGCATGCTGTTTCATTTCGTTGACCTGTGATGGGTGGCATCCAGCACCTTCAGACATGATTGGCTGTCGCCACACGTCGTTTACGTCGCTGTGCCCACGCATCTCAACATCAACCCGACGCTTCACGGTTTCGCCGTCAAGCACTGGGTTCTTGTCAAACTCTTCCATCTCAGAGATGGTCATAATTTTTTCGATAATTTCGCCGTTAGGCTTTTCGTAGCAATAGGTTGGCATTATTCAGATGGCCTCAAAATAGATGCAGCCTCACTGTCCTGCACGCCTTTACCAGTAAGTAGCAACCTGCTCATCATCTGGTCTTGCCCCTGCTGCGTTGCACCGGGCTTGTTGACGCGGACATTCTCAGTCTGCTTGAATGGTGCAGAACCAGCCTGCTTGGCTTGCTCTGCTTGAGTTGGGGTGGGTTGGCCTTTGGCATCCACGATCAAAGATGCCAGTTCAGGCAACTGAGTGTATTCGCCAAGCAGATCAACCAGTCTGCGAGCATCGACTGCCAAGCCCTGCTGCTGCATGTTTGGCAACAATGGCTGGATAAACCCACGCATAACCTGCGTCAGTGCCTGCAGTTTCATGCCCGGGGTGCTCTGCTGCAAGGAGTGTGGCTGCACATCAACAGCGTAATTTACAAACTCGCCCTCTTTTTTGCTGCCGTCGTAGACAAACGGAACCTTGTATTCCCCAGACTTGCCTACGCTCTTTTCAAGTTCTAGTTTGACCATGCGGTCATCAAACAGGTACTGAGCAACTGCTGTCGCAACCTCTTTCACAAACGATACCGTTCGTGCCTGCATGTCAGAAACACGGTTTGAGGCAGACTGCGTGAGCAGTTTGTCCTGTCCAACCGTGTCTGACTGTGCTGCAAGGCCACCCAAAGCGTCAAGGTTGCCGCCAAGGTAGGTAAACAGGTTTTTGGTTTGCAGCATGAAGCCCAGAGTGGACTGGTCGATGCCGCCAAACTTGTATGTTTTCATTGCATCGGGGTCATCCATGCGAATCATCTCGCCATCTGCAGCATTTTGCAGGGCTTTTGCGTCCGCTTCTGCAGAACCACGGAATCCAACAATGTCTTTCTGCCTTTCAGCCTGCCGACCCAGTTTGCGGAACAAAGTATTGCTTAGTTCGTGCATGTCGATCAGCGTTGCAACTGGCGGAAGCGGCATGGTGTTGCCCGGAACGTCTGAATAAGACAAAAAGTGGTACGGGCCTTCGGTTGGGCCGTCATAATCAACTTCTCGGATCAGAGTGTGTGGCTGACCAGTCTCGTCAGCCGCCATCGTTACGATTTTTTGCTCTTGGGGCAACCACAACTCCCAGAGTTCCGCATATTCGTACGTTTCGTCCGCTTCGTACACGCTTTCACTTGAGAACGAAAACGCTTTCGGGTCGCCCGACTCATTGGTTCTACTCCTCTTAACTGCTACAACCTTATCGGTGTTGATATACAGGTCTGATTCTTTGACTGCTTTCAACGGAATACGGAATCTGTTGCCCATAAACGCACATTCATCCATGCGTTGAGCATTCATGTCGTGTACCCAGTCATCAAGCGAGATAGTTTCTGCAAATGGCTGGCCTGAACGCAACAAAAAGCCACGAATAGCGTTTTGCGGCTCACAAACACCGGTTTTTACAATGCCCACGCTAAACAAAGCGTCAACTGTTGCTGTTCTCAGGGTTGTTTCAAAGTCAAGTTCCTTCAGAAGGTGATTGACGGCGTACTCAAACTCCTTGGCAAAGATTTGCAACTGCTTCTGACGGGTGTAGATGGTGACTGCAGGCCGCGAAGAGGCCAGTTGGCGTGAGTAAATGTTAATTGCCAACTCGATAAAGTTGACTGGCACGCGGTCTGGAGCACCTTGATCCGAGTAATTACGGCCTACATACTCTCTCAACGCTGCAACACGACGAACGCGGTACGGTTCAAGCCGTCTGCGGCTGTGACTAACCGCCGCTTTGAGTCTGGAAAGTTTGATTTTGCCGACTTCTACCATGTTTTAGCCTTCTTGCGGTTTTTGCGTTCTACACGGCGGTACGCCAAACTGCCGTATTCTTCGCGTCTTGACTCTTCAATCTTCGGAAGCGGGGTTCCCATAGTCATTTTTGCAGCCAAAGCATCTGCAATAACTCTATCCCCGTGGTTATCTTTTGCACCAGACGGGTCTGCAGCGTAGCGGCTACGGCTGTGGACTACGCCACCTGTTTGGCTAAAGACATACTCACGCAACTCCTTGATTCCATCCCTTGACGGATTGTGAAAGTTATCATTTGCCAACATCTGACGGTAATTACCAAGCAGGGCTACCTTCTCTTCTCTGGTGCTGTACCAGCCCGGCACGTTTGATGCTTTGTTCGATACAGACTTGTCGTTGCGTCGGAAGTAAATGTTGCCGTAGCCCAGTTCCATAACCGTGTCGCCAAAGATTCGACCCGGCCCGTTGGCCTCCCAGACAAGAAACGCACCAAGTTTTGACCCGCCTTTGAACAGCCTGCAGAGTCCTACCACGGTTTTTGCAAACTGGTCTGGTCGCATGTTTGCAGTTGCAAACTCTGCAACTTTTTCCCCAGTGTCTCTGCGTGCAACGCTTGCAACGGAGTTGCTGCTGCCGGTTCCCGCAGCAATATCAACCCCAACCACATAGTCGCAGTCCATGGGCGGGCGGTTGTGGTCATCAAGTTCGACCCACAACTGGATTGGCCCGCTGGGGTGCGTTTGTATTTCGATAGGCACGCCACCTTCATCGGCAATCAGGGTCATGCGTCTTGAAGGTGCGGCAGACTTGGCCTCAAGTTTGTCTACCAAGTCCGGCGGGAAGAACAGATACTCAGAGCCTGCAAAGTCGAGGTCAAGTTCCTGAGCGACTTCTACGGGGTGGGTTCGCCGTCTAAGTTCGTTCTGATACCACGGACTCGTTGGTTTTCCATCTGGGCCATACTCCAGATTTGCATTTTTTCGGGGATCTTGCGTCCAGTGAAACTTGAGAGTTCTTGTCCGCCCTGAGTGCACAAGGTCATAAAACGCATTACCGCTGCCTTTGGGAGTGCTGATGAACCATCGCGTGTTGGCGGCATCAGCGGTTGCTGCAAGCACCTGACCACCATTTTCCACGCTCGCAAACTCATCAAGTGCGATGCAGGTCTTACGATCACCCCGTGCCACGTCACCCGTCGTAGATTCTCCAGTGATTGCAGATCCGTTGTCATCGTTGGTCAATCTGAGTTTGGTGCGGGTCAGATTGGGTACAAGCCAGCCCGGCAGG